GGGGCTTTTTCATTGCCCTCAAAAAAACCGTGACAAAACCCGACATTTCCGGACAATTCGTCATATCGAAGCGACCCCCGAACTTGCGAAAATTGAAGCATGGCATCGCTTCCAGCATACGAACCACAGAGCATCGTCAAAGGCGACACCCTCAAATTCACCAAATCGCTGCCTGAATATTCCGCCGCCGATGGCTGGACACTCACCTACACATTCCTCGGCCCCACCAAGCAGACCGTAAACGCCAGCGCCGACGGCTCAAACTTCATCGTCATGGCCAGCACCGGCGCATGGACTGCGGGCGACTACGCATATCAGGCCACCGTCAGCAAGAGCGGCGAGACCTACACCATCAGCACCGGCATCCTCACCGTCCAGGCATCGCTTTCCGACGGCACAGCCGGATCAGATCAGCGCTCACAGACCAAGCGCATTCTGGATGCACTCATTGCCGCATTTGAAGGCCGCGCCTCGCGCACCGACCTGCAATACACCATCTCCGTAGGCGGCAGCTCCCGCACCATCCAGAGCATGACACACGCCGAGCTGCTGACCGCCATCAAACAATATCGGCAGTGGTACGCCGCCGAACAGACCGCCGAACGCATCAACAAAGGCCTCGGCACCGGCCGCAAAATACTCACGAGGTTTAAGGCATGAAACTCTTCGGCTTTGAGATAAAGCGCATCGGCGGCAAGCCTCCCGTCAGGGCATCGCTCAGCCGCACCTATGCCGGAGCCAAAACCGACCGGCTCACCGCCGATTGGGTCACCGGCAACCAGGCCGCAGACGAAGTCCTCCGCTGGCAGCTTCCCACACTACGCGCCCGCTGCCGCGACCTCGCCGAAAACAACGATTACGCCCGCAACTTTTTCCGCAAGATCAAAGTCAACGTCGTCGGCCCCTCCGGCATAGGCATGCAGAGCAAAGCCCGTCTCAAAAACGGCAACCTCGACAACCGAGCCAACGACCTGATCGAGTCAGCATGGTCTGCATGGATCAAGCCTCAAAACGCAAGCGTCTGCGGCACCCTGTCCCTGCGTGACATCCTCAACATCGCTATCGAGAGTGTCGCCCGCGATGGCGACGTACTCATCCGCAAAGTGCGCGGCTACGACAACCCGTTTGGCTACGCATTGCAGCTGCTTGAGGCCGACATGCTCGACGACCGCTACACCGAGCGCCTCGCAAACGGCAACACCGTCATCATGGGCGTAGAGCTCAACCCATGGGGCAGACCAGTTGCCTATCACCTTTGGCAGCAGCATCCCGGCGTCAGCTCCGCCATACAAAGCACCGCCAACAAGCGCCTGCGCATACCCGCAGGAGAGATCATCCACGCCTTTATCAAAGAGCGCCCCACCCAGCATCGCGGCGTCCCGTGGCTGCACACCGCCATCATCCGGCTCCGCATGCTCGGCGCTTACGAAGAGGCCGCACTCGTAGCCGCCCGCATCGGCGCAAGCAAAATGGGCTTTTACACATCCCCGCTGGGCGAAGAATACCAGGGCGACGGCGTAGACGACCAGGGCAACCCCATCACCGAAGCCGAGCCGGGGGCGTTTGAGCGCCTGCCCGAAGGCTGGGACTTCAAGGAGTGGAACCCCCAGTATCCCCATGGCGAATTCCCCACCTTCCACAAAGCCATGCTCCGGGGTATAGCAAGCGGCATCGGCGCGGCATACAACACCCTTGCCGGCGACCTCGAAGGCGTCAACTACTCCAGCATCCGCGCCGGCATGCTCGACGAACGCGACAGTTGGAAGACCCTGCAGCAATGGCTGATCGGCAGCATCCTTGAGCCAATCTACGAGACATTTCTTGAGATGGCGATTGTAAGCGGCAGGCTCCCGTTGTCAGCCGCCGAGATTGACCGGCTCAACGCACCGCAGTGGCACCCCCGCACCTGGGACTGGGTCGATCCCCTCAAAGACATCAATGCCCGTGTTGAAGCCCTCGACGCAGGCATCACCTCGCGCACCGCCATCTGCGCCGAGCAAGGCATTGACTTTGAAGAACTCTGCGAGCAAATCGCCAAGGAGCGCGCCATCATGAAAAAGCACGGCATCGAACTACCTGCACCCAGAGCTGACAAAGCTCCCGGATACGCCAAAGACGCAACCGAAGAGCCAGAGATAGCATCAGGAGGCAATGGCAATGGAAAAACACAAACTGAAAATTAACGGCCTGCAGCGCCGCACCCTGCACATAGACCGCAGCGCGGTCGATGCCGAAACCCGCACAGTACAGCTTGCCTTTTCCAGCGAAGAGCCGGTCGCACGCTATTTCGGCAACGAAATCCTCGATCATTCCCACGCGGCGGCAGACATCACCCGGCTGAACAGCGGCGCTCCGTTGCTGTTCAACCACGACGTTGACCAGCACCTTGGCGTCGTAGAGCGCGCTTGGATCGACGCCGACCGCATAGGCCGCGCCACCGTCCGATTCGGCGCGGGCGGCCTAGCGCAGGAAAAGTTCAAGGACGTGCAGGATGGCATCCTCACCAAAGTCAGCTTTGCCTACCTGCCGCAGGAAATGAAGCTCGAACAAACCAGCGAAGGCAGTCCCGACACCTACCGCGTCACCAAATGGACCGCTTACGAAATCAGCATGGTCACTATACCTGCGGACAACACCGTTGGTGTTGGCAGGAGCATAGATACAACCGAGTTCGACGTCCCGGTCATCGGGGCAGAGGACAAACAGGAGGAAAGAACCATGGACAAAGACCCTGTCCAGACCCCGGCGCCTGCGGCCTCCGCTCCGCAGATCAACGTAGAAGCAATCAAAGCCGATGCCCGCGCGGCAGAACTTGCCCGCATCAACGAGCTGACCGCCATCGGCAAGCGCGTCAACATGACCGCCTTGGCCGAAGAGCACATTGGCAAAGGCACCAGCACCGACGAATTCCGCAAAATCGTCCTTGAGCGCATGGGCGCAGACCTCAAGCCCGTGCAGAGCACGGCTGAAATCGGCATGACTCCCAAAGAGGTCAAGCAGTTCAGCCTGCTTCGGGCCATTCACGCCGCAGCCGAAAAAAACTGGTCGCTCGCCCCGTTTGAAAAAGAAGCATCCGACGCCGTCGCCAAGCGCATCGGCAAAGCCGCACAGGGCTTCTTCATCCCGACCGACGTTCTTCAGCGCGATCTCACCGCAGGCACCGCCAATGCAGGCGGCTACACCGTCGCCACCGACCTGCTGGCAGCCTCGTTCATCGAGCTGTTGCGCAACAAAATGGTCGTGCGTCAGGCCGGCGCAACCGTGCTTGACGGACTGACCGGCAACGTCGCCATCCCCAAGCAGAGCGGCGGCGCTACGGCCTACTGGGTGGCAGAAAACGGCTCCCCCACCGAAAGCCAGCAGACCTTTGCACAGGTTGCCCTCACCCCCAAGACCGTCGGAGCATACACCGACATCAGCCGTCGGCTCATCCTGCAGAGCAGCCTGAGCGTGGAGGCCTTCGTCAGAAACGACCTGGCGAAAGTCCTCGCCATTGCACTGGATTATGCCGCACTGCATGGCAGCGGCTCATCCAACCAGCCGACCGGCATCGCCTCAACCAGCGGCATCGGCTCAGTAGCGGGCGGCACCAACGGCGCGGCCCCGACCTGGGCAAACATCGTCGCTCTTGAGACCGAGGTAGCCATCGACAATGCCGACCTTGGAGCTCTTGCCTACATCACCAATACCAAAGTACGCGGCAAACTCAAGACCACCCAGCGCGTCGCCACCTACGGAAACGACATGATCTGGGAACCGAACGCCACCGGCATGAACGGCTATCCCGCATACGTCACCAATCAGGTCCGCAGCAACATGGACAAAGGCACCAGCACCGGCGTCTGCTCCGGCATTTTCTTTGGCAACTGGTCAGACCTGCTCATCGGCATCTGGGGCGGCCTCGACATCACCGTCGACCCCTACACCGGCAGCGCCGCAGGCACCGTCCGGGTCGTCGCACTGCAGGACTGCGACATAGCAGTGCGCAACGCTGAGAGTTTTTCGGCCATGCTCGACGCCCTGACCGCGTAGTCAATCACTCAGGAGGGGCCTTTATGGCCCCTCCCACAACGCACAGAAAGGATTGACTATGAAAATCATCGCACTGCGAAACACTATGGCCGAAGGACAGCACCTTGAGGCTGGCAATACATATGATATAGCAGATGCTATAGCAAAGACCCTCATCGGCATGAACAAAGCCGCAGCGTGCAGCGCCGATGAAGCGCCGCAAAAATCGCCCCGGAAAAAGCAGCGAGCTGAACACACAGAATGAACCTGCTTGCCGACATAAACGCCTTTTTCACCGACTTCGCGGTGGATGCCTCATACCATGGGGCATCCATCAGGGTCATCTTCGACGAAAGCTACAAACTCGTCAATGCCCTTACCGGCGGCATCGAAAGCACCGGCCCGCAGGCCATCTGCCAGAGCTCCGACGTAGCGGGCGCGCAGCATGGCGAGCAGATCGTCGTAAACGACACCGCTTACTACATAACCGGCATCGAGCCCGACGGCTCCGGCATCACCGTACTAACCCTGAGCAAAGACGCATAACAACGGAGGGCAGGCGCTTGAACCTCGGAGCCATCGAAATAACCGGCATCGTCATCGCCGGACTCATCGCAAAAGAGCTGATCGCCCTCGGCACCCGCTACTTTTTCGGGCGCGCCACCGGCGACTATCGCACCGTCTCCGACTGCGACCGCCTGCGCGACACCTGCAAAGTCGACCGCACCAACGGAAGCGCCTGCATGAACGAAGACCTCCGCTCCATCAAAAAAGCACTCATCACCGTAATTACCTACAACGAAAACATCCCATCCGACGAAAAAGTCGAACTCCAACAGGAGCTGTTCCGATGAAAATCCTGCTCGACCCCGGACACGGCGGCGCTGATCCCGGCGCAGTGAATCAGGCTGCACGCATCAACGAAAAAGACCTCAACCTTGACGTATGCCTTGCCCTTGGCCCCCTGCTTGAGTCAGCGGGCCATGTCGTACTCTACACCCGCACCGGCGATGCCAGCATCAGCCCCAGCGCCCGGCTTGCCCTCATTCGCAAATGGCAGCCCAACGCATTCATCAGCGTCCACTGCAATTCAGCCAATAATCCGCAGGCGCACGGCATCGAAACCATTTACCGCGACGACTACGACCGCAACCTCGCCATATGCGTGCAGAGCGAACTGGTAGCGGCTACCCATATGAACAACCGCGGCATCAAGTGCGACGGCTCACCGGAGTACCATCGCAATCTTGCCGTGCTCAAAGACGACGAGACCCCCGCAATCCTCGTAGAGATCGGCTTTTTGAGCAACACCGAGGACCTGCGGCAGATGCAAAACACCCAGCGCATCGCCCAGGCCATCGCCAATGGCGTGCAGGCATGGAGGGCCGTCAATGGACAGTAAGGTAAAAACCTTCGACGAATGGGCCGCCGCCACCCCGCGCGGCCAGGGCTGCAAGCATGGAGCCGCCTGCATTCGCAACAAATACGACCCCGCTTGCGTTGCCTGCTACGAAGCGTACACCGTGGCGGCGCTTGGCTCCATTGCCGAGAAAGGACGGCCCGAATGACCCTATCGGGCAAACTGGTCCGCCGCTCCATCGTCTTTATCGGTTTTGCCATGCTCTCCGGTGGCTTCGCCATGCAGTCGTGGAAGGGCGAGCTGACGGCTGAGTCTTACATCACCTACCCCTTTGGGGTGGTCGTGCTGTACTTTCCGCGCATGGCTGAAAAACTGCTCAAAATCTGGCGCGGCGCATCAGGCGCTGGCTATCAAGAATGAGGGGTTATGACATGAGTGAATTTATTTTGGGATTCTCCTGTGGAGTTATTGGCATGGGCGTTGTGCTGTATCTGGTCGCCCGCTCAAACAAAAAGAAAGTTGCGCTCCTGATTGAGCGGCTGAAACAGGAGATGGCTGAAAAGCTCAAATGAACTGGCTCTGGATTATAAAGTTCCTTGGCCCTTGTCTTATTGTGGCCTTTCTGTCCGGCGGTGTTGCATGGAAAATGCAGGGCGCACGCATTGCCACCCTAAAGGCCGAGACCGAACGCATTGAAGCCCAGCTTTCAGCGTGCAAACAGGCAAACCAGCAGAACGCCGAGACGATCAAAAAATGCACCGACGAAACCACAAAGGCCAACGAACTTTGCGGCAACCGTATCAAGCTCAAAGATGCCACCATCAACAAACTGCGGCAGATAGACGACCTGAAAGGAGGCTCGGCGGATGCGACCGATAGCACTGGCGATGCTCTGCTTGACGCTCTTAACCGCATGCAGTAGCCCGCAGATCGTGCGGAC